TCTACCAACTTATTCGTAACTTATTATTCTTTGTTATCCAGCCCCCAAGATAACAACACGCTACAATATCCCGGCTGGTTAAGCGCATAGGGTTTGGAGACACTTTCAAGCACCGCGTCGGATCGGGGGTTCCCGGTCGCCAGCATTCATGCTACATTCGGCCCATGCACAACTCAATCTCAGCAGACCAGCTTCTGCGAGAACTTGCGTTGGCCGTAGCCCGGAACAATGTTGGTGCTCTGCGCCCAGTCTCCGAGGTGATTGCCAGTGAAGGTTTGACCCAAGCTGAGTACGATGCCATTTCAACCAACCCGCAGTTCCAGCGGTACGTAGACGCGTATGCAGCTGAGCTCAAGGACAACGGCTTCTCTATTCAGGCCAAGTCTCGTCTGTTGGTAGAAGACCTGTTGCCGACCATGTACCACTTGGTCAAAGACATCGAAGCCCCAGCGGCTGCACGAGTCAAGGCATTTGAGAATTTTATTGAGCTCGCTGGTGCAAAACCGAACAAGGCCGTGGAAGCAACTGCAGGGCCCGGGTTCAGCATCACCATCAACGTGCCCGGTGGGCTTGTGACCACTTCATCGAAGACTCTCAACGCAAGCGACATCACTGAAGTGCCGACCATCACGCTACCAGCGGCGAAAAAGCGAGCACCCACTAACATTTTGTTCGATGAGCCGGACAGCTACGAGTATGCTGGCGAGGATTACCTATGAGCACGCTGCAGTTTTCTCCCGTGCCGAGTCTGGTGCCGTTTTTTCTGTCTGAGCAGTTCCTGTCGCTGGTGTGCGGGCCCGTGGGTTCCACAAAAACCACCGCTGGTATCGTCAAAATTCTGTACCACGCCAAGAAAATGGCCCCGAGCAGGGACGGAATACGCAGAAGCCGCTGTGTTTGGGTGCGAAACACCCGAGAGCAGCTGCGAGACACGTCGATTCCTGACTTTTTGAAGTGGTTTCCAGACGGTTTGGCGGGTTCGTTCCTCAAGTCCGAGTACAAATTCTTCTTGAAGCTCGACGATGTTGAGTGCGAAGTGCTGTTTCGAGGCTTGGATGACTCCAACGACGTGCGACGACTGCTGTCTCTGCAGGCCAGTTTTGCTGTGCTGGACGAGTTCCGTGAGATCAACAAGGACGTTTTTGAAGCGCTGCAGGGTCGTTTGGGTCGGTACCCTGACGGAATGATGGTGCCGCATCGCCCTGAGTGGGGGCTTGATGGCAAGGGCAATCCCATACAGGGTTGTGTGACCGACGATGGGCAGCCCAACAGCCACTTGTGGGGGATGAGCAACCCGCCGGACATGGACTCGTTCTGGGAAGGACTGCTGGCCAGCCCGCCGGACAACATGCACGTCACCATCCAGCCATCGGGCTTGAGCTCTGAGGCGGACTGGATACAGTTGCTGCCGTCTGGGTACTACGACAACTTGGCCAAGGGCAAGACACAGGAGTACATCGACGTCTACATCCACGCCAAGTTCGGCAAGAGCCTTGCAGGGCAGCCGGTGTTCCGCAGCTTCGACAGCGCCTACCACGTGGCAAGTAATCCGCTCAACCCCATACTGAACGGGATGAGGCCAGTGCTGATCGGCATGGACTTCGGGTTGAACCCCAGCGCGGTCATTGGTCAGATAGACGCGCTCGGGCGCTTGCTGGTGTTTCGCTCCTTGACCGCAGACGGCATGGGCCTGCTCAGGTTCCTGCGCACCATACTCAAGCCAGAGCTGGCGCAGAGTTTTCCCAGCGCTCCCATACTGGTCATCGGAGACCCGGCGGGTACGGCTCGGGCGCAGACTGATGAGAAGACCGTGTACGACATCCTTGAGCAAGAAGGCCTGCTGGCTAAGCCCGCATACACCAACAGCATCATCGCACGGATCACGGCGGTGGAACAGTTCCTCAACAGGCAGGTGGATACCGGCCCGGGGGTGCTCATCGACCCCAGCTGCAGGCCGCTCATCAACGCGCTGCGGGGCAAGTACCGCTACAAGATCAAGAACAACGGCGAGACGGACGACACGCCGGACAAAAACGAGGCGTCACACATCGCCGACGCCATGCAGTACCTGTGCCTGCACGCAGACGCGCAGCAGGGTGGGAAATTCTCACGCAACAAGGTAAGAAGTATCGAGAATGTGTCCATGGAAGCGTGGACTTGAGGCTGCTATAGACAGAAACCCGTGGAGGTGTAGAATCCCGACAGGACTACTCTACCACCTACACCTCCACGCATATGGCCGGACTCGTCGTAATCAAATCGAATTCGCAGTTGGATGCGGAGGCCGCAGCGAAAGATTCTGCGAACGCCGCCATGCTGCGCCAGCAAATTCCAATCCTCTCAGGGTTGGCCAAACATGTCCGCAACTGTTGGGAAGCAGCTCGCGACGCCAAACAACCCATCGAGCGCAAGATGCTCAAAGCCCTGCGCCAGCGCACGGGTGAGTATGAGCCGGAGAAACTCAACGAGATTCGCAAATCGGGCGGCTCCGAGATTTTCATGATGCTCACAGAGACCAAGTGCCGTGGCGCTGAGTCGTGGTTGCGAGATATTTTGCTCGACGAGGGCATGATCCCGTTCGACTTGAAGCCCACGCCCATGCCCGACGTGCCGCCTGACTATGAGCAAAAGGTCACAGCACTGGTGGGCGAGCAGGTCATCAAGGCGATCCAGAGCAGCCAGCAGCTCAGCCCACTGATGATGGAGACGTTCAAGGAGCAGGCCCGCGAAGACATTCGTGTCGCGTTGTTGGAAGACTCCGTCGACCGCGCAGAGCGCATGAAGCGTCAGATTCAGGACCAGTTTGCCGAAGGCGGCATGGTAGATGGCTTCAACGCGTTTATCAGCGACTTGTCGACGTACCCAGCAGCGATTTTGAAGGGCCCAACGGTCCGCCGCAGTCGCCAGTTGGAGTGGACACAGGCACCAGACGGCTCGTACAGCCCACAAGTTCAAGAGAAGTTAGTACCTACTTACAGCCGCGTTGATCCCTACAGGTTCTACCCAGAGCCGGGTCTGACACGTCTGGATGAGGGCTACGCCATCGAGCACCACCGCCTGACGAAGTCTGACCTGTCGGAGCTGATCGGTGTTCCGGGGTACGACGACGGTGCGATCCGTGCGGTTCTCGACGAAGGCAGCAACAACGAGTGGATGTGGTCCGCTGAGTTGATGAAGGCCGAGATGGAGAACAAGTTTAACATCTGGCGTTCTGACAGCAACAAGTTCGACGCGCTGGAGTTCTGGGGCCCTGTGAGTGGCCAAGACTTGATCGACTGGGGCCTGAGCGCTGAGGAAGTGCCTGACACAGCCCGCATGTACGACGCCTGCGTCTGGTTGATCGGCCACTGGGTCATCAAAGCCACACTGAACTATGACCCACTGGGTGACAAGCCCTACCGCATGACGTCGGCAGTCAAGCGTCCCGGCGCACTGTGGGGCGTGAGCTACCCTGAGCTGATCGAAGACGTGCAAGCCATGTGTAACGCCGCTGCTCGCGCACTGGCAAACAACATGGGCCTTGCGTCAGGCCCACAGGTGGAGATCAGTGTCGATCGACTGGCCGAGGGCGAGAAGGTCACACGCGTGTTCCCGTGGAAAGTGTGGCAGACCGTGTCTGACCCGCTGGGTTCTGGCCAGCCTGCTGTGCGCTTTAACCAGCCTGACGACCGCAGCGGTCCGCTGTTGGCTGTGTACGGGCAGTTCGCTCGCATGGCAGATGAGCAGTCCGGCATCCCGGCCTATGTCTACGGCGACGGTCAGGTGGGCGGCGCAGGTCGCACAGCCTCTGGTTTGTCCATGCTCATGGGCTCGGCAGGCAAAGGCATCCGCCAGACCATCATGCACATTGACTTTGATGTGATCGGCCCGCTGGTCACAGCGCAGTACAACTGGAACATGCAGTACATTGACGACGCGGCGCTTAAAGGCGACTGCGAGATCATCCCACGTGGCGCGGTTACACTGGCCAACCGGGAGCAGCTCAACGTCCGTCGTGTCGAGTTCTTGCAGGCAACAGCCAACCCCATCGACTCGCAGATTGTGGGCCCAACAGGCCGCGCAGCCATCCTGCGGGAAGTTGCAAAGGGGTTGGCCATGCCAGTGGACGACATCGTCCCGACCAACGAGCAGATCGAGGTCAACCAAGAGATGCAGCGCCAGCAGCAGATGATGCAGCAGGCTGCGCAACAGGCCCCCCAAGAGGTGGTGGTTCGCGAAACCGGCCCGGGTGGTGCACCCATGGGCGGCGAAGGAGCCAACACAGTGTCCAATCAAATCACAGGTAACGGAGGCGCTTGATGGCGTGCAGACCCGGACTTTGCGTCAGCTATAAAGCTGAGGCCTTACGTGGCGTTCACGGCGAGAATGACCGCTACATGATCGCTTTGTTCACCGACAAGGCGAAACTCGACGAGTTCACCACAGAGTACACCGCGTACGGCGAAGCTGCTGGCCCGGGGTACACCGCTGGAGGCAAGCAACTCGACGGCTTCAGTGTTACTGAGGATGGCACAGCTGTTGTGATTTCATTCACCGATGCACATTGGGACAGAGTGTCTGTCAGCAACGTCGTGGGCGGCCTGATCTACAATGCCTCCAAGCAAGGCAAAGCACTTGGTGTTGTGGCGCTTGAGCAGGCTACGTCGGCCACGAACGGCGCGTTTGACCTGTATTTTCCAGCAGCTACGGCGTCTGAGGGTCTTTTTGTAATAGACTGACCGTAAAACAAATGGTACAACCATGACAACAATCGTAACCCGCGCCGGAAAAGGCTCTCCACTTGAGTGGGCAGAGGTCGATGCAAACTTCACCAACCTGAACGCCGATAAGTATCAAGAAGGCAGTGCCATCGGCTCCACAACCCCTGCTGCGGGTACGTTCACTACGCTGACTGCTACGGGGCAGACATCTTTGGGTGGTGTGGCTGGTAGTGAGTCTTTTAGGGCTGTGCCTGTTGCTTCTCAAAACCGTTATGTGGAAGCCAGAGGCGGTGTTGCTGGTTCAACATTTCCGGCTATTGGTACTGCTGGTGGTGGCGAGGCGTTTGGTGTGTTTTCAAACCTAAACACAATTAGGTTTACAACAAACGGATACAACAACACAACACAAGTTCAGTTTACCCACACAGCCTCCGCAGTCAACTATGTTCAAGTAACAGGTGCTGCTACTGGTGTTACAAACGGGCCTACGATTTCAGCACAAGGTTCTGACACAAACATCAGCTTGGCTTTGACTTCTAAAGGCACAGGCTCAGTAAGAATTCCAAACGCTGGAACTGTTGCTAACCCTGCTTTGGTTTTCTCTGGCACAAACAGAGGTTTCTACGATCCAGCAACAGGTGAAATTGGCGTTGTCGGTGCTGGATGGGAGCAGTTTAGATTTGGTAACGCAGCAACAACTGTTAACTACGGCAAAGCCTCTGGTTCTGCAACGGGCCAAGGCGTTGTGTTTAGCGTTGCTGGCACAGACACCAACATTTCCCAAGTCTTCCAATCCAAAGGCACAGGAGCCATTGACCTAGCTGCTGGCAGCTCAGGGGTGAACATCAGCAACGGCGGGACTGTTACTGCGATTACGAGGACTGTTAACG